GATACCTTTGGTAAGATGCGTCATAGATGGAAGAATAAACAGATCGACAGTCGTACATCTCGTATGACGAATAAGACGGTTATCCAGCAGTGGATAGATGACTATGGAGAGGACAGTGATTTCGCGAGAGTACGGATCAAGGGCCAGTTCCCGCGTGTTGGGGATAGCCAGTTCATTTCTACGGAAGCAGTCGAGATGGCTATGGGGCGGGAAACCGAGGCTCTCGAGGGTGAGCCCATTGTTATGGGCGTTGATGTTGCTAGGTTTGGTGATGATCAGTCTGTTATCACTGTGCGTAAGGGTCGTAAACTCGTAGACATCCGGACCTTTCGAGAGATGGATCTGATGTCCATGGCCGCGATGACCGCAGAGGCTATAGATGAGTACAAACCTCATGCCGTTTTCGTTGACGGGGCAGGGCTTGGTGGTGGCGTCATTGATCGTCTCCGCCAACTATCCTACCGATGCATTGAGGTCCAGGCCGGATCGCGTCCGTTGAGTCCGGATAAGTTTGTCAACACTCGGGCTGAGATGTGGTGGAAGATGCGCGAATGGATCGAGCATGCGGATCTCCCTCAGAATGATCAGCTCTTGTATGACCTTACAGGTATCGAGTACGGGTATTCTGAGAAGATGCAGATTCGGTTAGAGAAGAAATCAGATATGAAGAAACGGGGGCTACCGTCCCCGGATATTGGCGATTCGTTAGCCCTCGGGTTTGCAGAGTCTGTCAGCCCGGTTGTACGCCCACGTGGGGCCCGCCGTAAACGCCAGATTAATTGGAGAACGCTATGATTGACAACAACAACCAGATGATGATGCTCATAGGTCTGCTCGTGCTTGCGACGATACTGCTATGAGCGACCTAAATTCCCCATATAAAGTACCGGCCGAGCGTGCCTACGCTGAGGATATCCTCGAAAAGAACAAGCACCTAGACTTCGTGCGTAGAGCCCAGCAGGGTAGAAATCAGTCCTTACAGCTTAACAACCCGGATGGATCTGCCTCTACTCACCGGATGGCCAGTGCTTCTCGGGACGGTAAGGGCTATGTGTACCCTACGATTGTTAATACAGTTAAAGGGCTGCAGCAGCTAGGAGACCGCGAGGCTATGGACTACGCGTTTAGAAATAAGCAGTACATCGAGTTCCCAACTGACGCAGAGGCTCAGAGTTTCGCTAAAGGCGGCTATAAGGCGGGGTGGTAAGATGAGCGACGTAGCAGTACGGTTTGGATACGTAGAGGATGAAGAAGGTGAGCGTGAGCCAGCCATGGGTATATATAGTACCGAGCACAGCTCTCGTAGCCAATTTGCAATCCCCTTGAGCTCCTTATATAAGTATACGGACCAGCCCTATTTATTAAGGGCTAGCTTCGCGATAGCTCAGTATCTCAACATGTTCCCTGATCAATTTCTTGTGAATCGAATAGCTGATACAATACTTAATAATATTGACACCCTTGTTAAGTATCTACCTGCCGAGAAAGAAGAAGGTTATGCCTTCGGTGAAGGAAAGGTAGTAGTTGATGGAGAGGTGCTAGGCGAATTTGAAGCACACACCAATGGCGACGTAATCCAATGATAGAAAATATTCAGTCCCACCAAGCATACGATGAGCCCATAGCTCCAACCCCGCGAAAGCGTAATCGTAATCCCCTAGACTCTAGAAAAGCTAAGGCTCTACACTCGAAGGTGCTCACTTGGTGGAATCAAGCCCGTGAAGATCAGGCCGATAATCGACTAGAGCAGGCTCTAGATGCAGACTTTAAAGATGGTCTGCAATGGAGCGATGAAGATGCACAGATCTTACGCGAACGTGGGCAGGCTCCACTGGTCTATAACCGGATTAAGCCCGCAGTAGATTGGGTACTTGGGACTGAGAAACGTGGCCGCATGGACTTTAAAGTCCATGGTCGCGAAGATGACGATACAAAAGAAGCGGAGACAAAGACGTCGCTGCTAAAGTATTTAAGCGATGTCAATCAGGCAGGCGAGGCTCGATCTAGAGCTTTCGACGAAGCGGTTACATCTGGGCTAGGATGGCTTGAGGACGGGATCCGAGCAGACGACTCTGACGAGCCAATCTTCTCGCGCGCGGAGACGTGGCGCAATATGTGGTACGACAGGCTCGGAGTTGAGCGCGACTTGTCAGATGCCCGCTACGTGTTTAGATCTAAGTACGTAGATCTGGATATTGCCATTGCAATGTTTCCAAGCCGTGCGCGTACACTGCAGGCTGCGGCTGACAAGTCATCTCCTTATGGAGATGTGGCATCTGAGGATGAATTTCTTAGTGATGCCTATAATCAGCGTGGCTATTCTGAAGGGGTGCTAGTATCTAGCGGACGAGCCTTCACCAATGGCGAGGCCGGCCGTAGACCACGTGTTCGGTTAATCGAGTGCTGGTATCGCGAACCTAAGAATATGCAGGTCCTACGTGGGGACAGTTTTGCGGGCAAAGAGTTCGATCCTGCGAATGTTGACATGGGCATAGCAATAGAGGATGGGTATGCATCAGTATATGATGCGGTAGTTATGAAGATGCGCTTGGTCATTATGACTGAGGATGCAATGTTGATGAGCGAGGATTCTCCGTATGAGCACAATGACTTCCCATTTACACCTGTCTGGGGATATAGACGAAACAGAGACAACGCGCCGTATGGCATGGTTCGAAACATCCGAGATCCCCAAGAGAATCTCAACAAGAGAATGTCCAAAGCCCTCCACATTCTCTCCTCTAATCAGATCATCGCTCACGAAGATGCAACAAGCGACTGGGACGAAATCCGCGAAGAAGCGGCACGTCCAGATGGAATGCTTTTATTAGATGGGCGAAAGGATGCGCTGTTTGAAATCAAACAGGATAAGCAGCTAGCGCAGGGTCATATAGATCTTATGAACCTAGATGCTCAGATGATCCAGGATGTTGCTGGGGTTACAGATGAGAACCTTGGTAGACAGACGAATGCCACTTCAGGCCGGGCAGTTAATGCCCGTCAGGAGCAGGGGGCTATTGTTACAGCCGAGCTGTTCGATAACCACCGCCAAGCATTCCAGACTCAAGGGGCTAAGCAGTTAGCGCTGATTGAGCAGTTCTATTCGCAGGCAAAGACTATCCGCATCGTAGGTGATGATGGACAGCCTGCGTTTACAGAACTTAACGGCTTAGGAATAAATCCTGAGAGCGGCGAGATCGAAGAGCTTAATCCTATGACTAGGGCGAAGGCGGACTTCATCGTAGATGAGCAGGAGTATAGAGCTACACAGCGTCGCGCTATGTTCGACATGTTCAGTGAGTTGTTCAAGTCCCTAGATCCTGAGGTTACAGTTAACTTGATGGATCTCATGTTTGAGTACAGCGACTTACCTGGGCGCGAAGAGATCGTATCTCGTATCCGTAAGCTAAACGGCCAGAGTGATCCTAATAAGAAGGATGATCCTGAGCAGCAGCAGCTAGCACAGCAGCAGCAGCAAGAGGAATTGCAGCAGAAGGAATTTGAGATGCAGGGCCAGCAATTAGATCTACAGCGTAAAGGACTAGATAATGAGAAGGTTACCGCTGAGATAGGTAAAGTTAAGGCTGATACGATAGGCACAAATGTTGAGGCTCTATATCAGGCCATCACCGTAGGCGGCCAGATTGCCATTCAGCCAGCGGCTGCGAGCATAGGCGATCAGGTAGCTGCTTCGGCAGGCTTTATTGACCAGGATCAGGCACCGATCTTTCCGCAGGACGTACCGAAACAGTTGGCTCCAATGACTAGGCAGGAACGTACTGTTATACAGAAGCAAATGGGGGTAGATTCAGATAACGATGGCAACCCTATGACCCAGCCGAAAGGCGCCCCTTCGTCCCGAACAGATGGGATGAAAGGATCTAAAACCGCAAGACCAACCGATTAATAGCGCAGGAGTGCATAAATGAGTATTGAAGATCTAGGACTTACCGAAGCCGAGTTAGAGGCCATCAAACCTGAAGAGGAAGAAGTGGAAGATGAGAGCGAAGCGGAAGACGATACGGTGGAAGAAGTCAGTGAAGGCGAACCTGAAGAGGAGGAAGAAGCGGAGGAAGATGAGTCCCCTGCAGAAGAGCTTCCTGCAGAAGCCCCCCGAGCAACTGAGTTCACGGCCGGCAGTACAGATGGACTTGAAGGCCAGCTTGCTACCCTTGGAATTGAGTTAGATACATCATCGGATAGCCTAGCTGCTAGGTACGAGTCCGGTGACCTATCCTTCTCAGAGTATAGAAAGCAGGACCGTGCAATGCAGGCTGAGTATGATCAGGCTAAGCAGGGTATTTCGGAAGCCCTACTAACAGAGCGCATTGCAGCCGAGCACAGTAAACAGTCAGCCGAGCAGACGTGGCAGGCGGAGCAGGACATGTTCTTCTCGGATAATGAGGTCTACAAGTCAGATCCTATTCTACGTGGAGCACTTGGGGCCCAGCTAGATACCTTATATGCAGACGCCGCTAACGAGGGCAAGTCTGGATTATGGTATTTACGAGAGGCAGGTAAGGCTATTGACGAACGATTCAACCGAGCACCGGCTGATGAGAGTGCTGATGCCTTAGCGGCGGCAAAGGATAAGCAGCGTAAGAAAGCAGCTGAACCTGTGCCAGCTCCTAGAACCTTAGGGGATGTGCCGGCAGCAGAGGCAAATATCGACGCTGGGGAATTCGCAGCTGTAGATAAGATGCAGGGCATTGCGTATGAGGAGGCGATTGCATCTATGTCTCCTGCTACGTACGAGCGATTCATGGCTAGCTAATGCTATTCATTGATATTGCAGTAGGGGATACCCTGCGAATAGGGGAGGTAGAGGTTACACTTACGCGAAAGTCGGGCAAGAAGGCCCAGCTTCGCGTAGATGCAGACCCCGCTATCATCGTTAGGCACCAGCTTCGCGATATACCCGATAAAAACTTAACACTCCCGCGCGCTAGGTGATATACTACGTTTAGGCTAGAAGCCTAACATAACGTACGCGCTGGAGTGCTACCATAAATACTATTTATATATAGAGGTAATACTCATGGCACAAACTGTCGTTGGATTGAATGACCCGAAAGCGGTCAAAAAATGGAGTGGAGACTTAGCGGTCGACACAGCACGTAAATCATACTTCAATAAGAAGTTCATGGGTCACGGCTCTAAGGCGTCTACGCCTATTCAGATGTTAACGCATCTGGAAAATGATGCCGGCGATAATCTATCGTACGACCTGAGCTTACAGTTGAAGATGGCACCTATTGAGGGTGACGCAGTTCTTCGTGGAAACGAAGAAGACTTAAGCTTCTACACAGACAGCATTTATATTGACCAAGCTCGTAGCGGTGTTAACACTGGCGGCAAGATGTCACGTAAACGTACACTACATGATTTAAGAGCGGTAGCGAAAGCTCGCCAATCTGAATGGTGGGCCCGTATGTTTGATGAGCAGTTCTTCATGTACCTTTCTGGGTCACGTGGAACTAACTCTGATTTCATCTTCC